ATTCTTTGGTTGGTTCTCCCAGAATCCAAAATAAAAGTAGCCGAGATTTGTTTCTTCTCGGTTACAAACCGCGAGGAAGCGTTCCTGGCCGCCTTTCCAGTTTCAAATGGGGGAAAACCCATCTACAAAATACTTGTAATTTACGTGTCGTTATGCCCGCCCTTTGGGCGGGCATTTCCTAGCGGAGGGGCGTACGGGGAACCCGCAGGGTTCCCGTATATTTGGCGCTTTTTTTCTCTACTTTTTATTTGAATAATATTTTCTGTGATACCACCACATATGCTTGTATAATTGTCGTTTAGCGCAACAATAATATTTTTATGCTAAGGCAATTTGGCGCTTTTTTCTCTACTTTTACAAAAATAATACTTGGTCAACTATTACCAGATATGCTGTGTTGGTAGGTTACAATACGAAAACAATGAAATTATGCTGCGAAATTTGGCGTTTTTTTTCTCTAAAGTGGAGAAAAAGCGCCATTTTGGCGTCGGGCCCCCCAAAAAACCCAAAAAACCGTCCTTAGCATAATTCAGAATTATTTTTTTGGTATTTAAAGCATAATGCTCACGGCCCGTTTTTCAAAAAGTGAAAAACAAAAGTCCCCCGCCCTTTTTGAAAAATGGACATTTTAAAAATGTCCAATTTTAAAATTTTCAAAATACTTTTTACAAGAATTTTTGTTGTTTTTTGTAAAACGGTTATTTCTGGATGGGGAAATAATATCTATACGGGGGTTGGCTGGAGGTGTCTTTATTACGCGTGTTGACAATTTCCAAGAAGGGCATGTGATGTACATAAAATTGGAAACGATACACATCTGTCAATTCTTCCATATCGTAATTGATTATGTAGTTTTGTAACACCTTTGTAATACGTGGCACCCAGATATCACGCAAGCTGGGTTCGGTACCAAGCGCCTTGTATATTTCTTTTTGTAACAGCGGCACATCATACGTACACATTTCCAAGGAAATACAAAATTTGTATTTGGGTGAAGTATCTTCCGTAGGTAAACGTCGTTTGAAAACCTCTCTCATTTGTATATTATACTCATATACATTTGTTTTGTTCGGGCCGCGCACATGGCTACCTAAAGTATGCCATCTCTCTATAAAGGTCGTGAGAGCAAACACGGAACCAATGCGTTTTTGGTGGGACAGTTTGTTTTACGGGTTTACGGGGGCTTTTTCTCCACTTTTTGGCGTTTTTTCTCTACTTTTACCAAAATAATCATTTAGTGAATGAAAGCATACATGCTTTGTAAGTTCAACATGATCATTCAGGTTTGTTTTCATGCTGCGAAATTTGGCGCTTTTTTCTCTAAAAGTGGAGAAAAAACGCCAATTTGGCGTCGGCCCCTCAAAACCCCCAAAAAACCGTCCTTAGCATGTTTCGGAATTATTTTTTTGGTATTTACAGCATAATGCTCACAACCCGTTTTTCAAAAAGTGAAAAACAAAAGTCCCCCGCCCTTTTTGAAAAATGGACATTTTAAAAATGTCCAATTTTAAAATTTTCAAAATACTTTTTATAAGAATTTTTTGAGAGTTTATTTTTTACGGGGTTTACGGGGGCTTTTTCTCTACTTTTTGGCGCTTTTTCTCTACTTTTACCAAAATAATCATTCGGTGAATGAACCCACAAATGCTTTGTAAGATAACCGGGAACAATCAAGAATGTTTTCATGCTGCGAAATTTGGCGCTTTTTTCTCTAAAAGTGGAGAAAAAGCGCCATTTTGGCGCCGGACCCCCAAAAACCCCAAAAAACCGTCCTTAGCATAATTCAGAATTATTTTTTTGGTATTTACAGCATAATGCTCACACCCCATTTTCCAAAAAGTGAAAAACAAAAGTCCCCCGCCCTTTTTGAAAATTGGACATTTTTAAAATGTCCAATTTTCAAATTTTCAAAATACTTTTTATAATGATTTTTGGAAAAAACCCAAATAAGCAAATTGTAATGTTTACTTTATGCGATTTTTCCAATTTTCGGAATATCAGAATTTACTGTATAATGCGTTAACGCTTGGGTGCGCATACGGTGCGATAATTGCGGTTCATTACATAAGTGCGCATGCGTATACTTGGTACTGTGCGCCAACGGGGTGGTATGGTGCGGTCATCTCGCCGTTTATCACCTCGGCCCCTCATTGCCGCGCATTACGCTGGACAATACAGCATTTTGCGACCACTATTGATAACATCTGGACCATTTTAGGTACATGGCTAGGTTCGTTGATGATTGCCAACCGTATTCGATAAAAATATACGTACAATATATAATACAATGAGCAAGTGGACCGATTTTGTCAAACAACACTATGTTGAGATGAAAAAGACTATGAAAAACGTGAAGTTGGGCGATGCCATGAAGAAAGCCGCCAAAGCGTGGAAGAATCGCGGAGCGACCACCAAAACGGCAACGGGTAAACGCAAGAACATGCGTAAGAAAATGCGCAAGACCATGCGTAAAAGACGTGGAGGCGACTGCGCGGCTTCTCAACAACCGGCTCAAGTTCCGCAAGTAACCGCGTAAAATAAACAACCACGAATAGACTCAACACTTTGACAGTATAATTTTGTTATTATAACAAAATCATATAAACAAAAGGGCGGGTAGTAGGTTATATTTAGAGATGCTTGTAGCCATTCTAATTTGGTTGTGTGGGGTATCGGTGAACGACTCGTTTCCAGGCAATATACCGAGTTTTCCGCGGAGAGATCATCGTCATTTAGACAAACAAAACGTGGAAAAGTTGGAAAAGTTGTTTTATCTGAAAAACAGTCGTTATTCACCCTACAAAAATAAATACACAAACCGCGAATTCAAAAACGTAACAGAATTATTGGAGAACATTGATAATGAATTCAAACGTCAGGTGGGCGAGGAGAAAAAGGCCACCGACAATGAGGTGGACATTGAAGAGTTTAAACGGCAATTGGACGCGGTGGAGAGAATGGAACGCAACCAAGAAGGGGAAACGTTCGGGACGTCCCACCACCACCACAATCAGAAGGATGCGGACGGATTCATTGACCCAATGGGGGTGTTTCGCTACAACAATCCCCGTATATTTGTTGCTTCGGGAAATGGGCGTCCCCACGGGGGTATGGGGCGCAAGGACGCGGACGAATTTGGGGGAGACGGTAATTTTCAGATCATCAAAAACTCCATGTACACATTTGCCGACATTGGTGGCTACGACAACATCAAGACCGAGCTGCTTCAAACCGCCGACATTCTGATCAACTACGAGAAATACCGCAAATACAATGTACGTACCCCGAAAGGGATGATTTTCGAAGGTCCCCCGGGTAACGGTAAAACGCTGATGGCCAAGGGATTCAGCGGTGAACTGAACGTGTCATTTATTCCCGTGTCGGGCAGCGAATTTTCCGAAAAGTATGTGGGAGTAGGAGCTTCGCGCGTGCGAGAGTTGTTCAAACTGGCCGAGGAGAACAAGCCCTGTATTATTTTCATCGACGAAATCGACGCTTTGGCCCGTAAACGCGGAAACGACATGGTGAGTTCAAATTCCGAAAAAGACCAAACTCTGAATCAGCTGTTGATTAACCTCGACGGGTTCAAACATTCCAACGGAATATTTGTGATTGGGGCCACGAACCGCATGGACCTGTTGGATCCGGCCTTGGTTCGCGCTGGGCGTATGGACAAGAATATTTTTATCGGGAATCCGGACGCAGACACGCGGCGGGCCATCTTACGTATCCATGTAAAGGGCAAACCGTTGTCACACGATGTTAGCATGTCGGCCCTCGTAGAAATGACGGGAGGGTTTTCCGGAGCACAAATAGAGAACCTGTTGAACGAGGCCATGTTGCGGGCATTACGTGAGAACCGCGAAATCATTCAAATGAACGACTTGGAGTACATTACCAACCGGGTGTTGGCGGGATGGCAATCCACGGAATCCAAGTATTCCGAGGACATTATTCACCGTATTGCGATTCACGAGATGGGCCACGCCGTCGTGGGATTTTTCTCGGAAGCGCATCCCCGTTTGAGTAAAATTTATTTGAATTTGTGGTCACCCAAGAGCCCCGGATACACCGTGTTCGAAAGCAACGACGAGGACGTGAATATTTACACGAAGGAGGGGCTGTTTTCCCACTTGATGGTGCTGTTGGGCGGGCGAATTGCGGAGGAACTGTTTTTCGGGTACTCTGTGACGACGGGCGCGCGCAAAGATTTGGACGAGGCTTACAAATTGGCCCAGAACATGATCATTCAATATGGTATGGGAAAACAGACGATTTATCCCGACCTGAGCGACCAGTCCAAGTATCTCATTGATCAAGAAGTCAATATGTTGTTGGTCAAGGCGAATGACGCGGCAGTGGAAATACTGACGAAATCCAAGGCGTTTATGTTGGAATGCGCAAAACAGTTGAAGGAGACCCACACATTGAAGGCGGAGCAGATGGTGGACATTGTCCGCGTAGGCCACCTAGATTTGTGGAAAGAATACAATGTTACTCGGTATTTGGTGTAAGGGAAAAATTGATTATATTTACATGATAAACAACACGTAAATATAATGTGTCGGCTATCCACGATGTCCGAACCCTACCAAAAAGATATGATAGTGGCGATGATGAGAGAGTCCGCACTAATGGATATGGAAGAAGCCCACAAAAAAATTGCGGAACACGTTCAGTGTGTTGTGTTTTTATTATTTGCTTGGTGGGGTTTGACTATGATATATGCTATAGGACTTAGGAACGTGTGGATTACCACACTGGTCGTGTTAAGGAATGCTACGGTGGTCGTGTTATGTGTCGGCGGGTTCATCGGAATCTTTCTTCTGCGGAATGTTGTTATTTATGACCGAAAATATATTGGCGGGTAATGTTGACTTTACCCGTTCAAGGGTGTACGCTAATTTCCGATTTTTTTAGATGTCGAGGGAAATAACGTTGCGGTCGGACCGCGGCTTGCGCCGGTTAGTACGCTTGGGCATGGCCGAATTCTGTAAATCCTTCAAACTCGCAATACTAATCATGGAATCGCCCTCGTTAAATTCTTGGGTGGGGGGCTGGTGAATATCCACCGTTTTGGTCTTGAGGCCCGCCAAAATATTGTCAATGTCCGTCATTTTCGGTCCGGTCATCTCGGGGCGTGGACCCGTAAAAGCTTGCGTAGAAGGTTGAGATGGCTGAGGAGGCGGCATAACAGGATTAGTGTTTTGATATCCCGTATTCATTTCCACCCCTTGCTCGCGGAACATGGCGCCTCGACCCATGGCAATGTCGGGGCGGTTAGTGGCCGGCCGTCCGTCTTGGTTGGTGAACTGCATGCCGGGACGCGCACTCGCAGGAGGAGCTGATTGGTTGCGCGTTTCCACGGGGGCCGGGGGTGGGCCCGTCATGGGACCCTGTGGTGCCCGGTTGTTGTTCAACAGCTCACTGGCAAATGCCATTCCCGGAGCCTGGTTTTTCATAGAATCGACGGTGGCGTTCGTAAACATGCGCATCAATTCGGGACTCTGCCGCATAATCTCACTTACCCCGGGAGCGGCACTAGAGAGAGCCCGGTTGCTGAAATGAATCACACTGGCACTGAACCCCAGCTTCAATAACAAGGCCAGTTCGGGACTCATTTTCCCTCCCTTGTACTTGTCGTGCAGCTGCTCGAAGATTTCACCGTAACTGTCAATGTCTTCACTCACGGATTCACCCCATCCGTCCAAATTAATGTCAAACGGGTTGAACATCGAGTTGCCGTATTCAATCGTGTTAATCGCCGTAATCATCCAATTTTGCTGTAATTTCACGGCATCGCGCTTGCGCTTATCCTCCAACGCGCCCTCGTACTCGTCCTCCACCTCATCGTAATTGGAATCCATGGTAAAACGCGACGAAGTCTTGATGATTCCCTTCTCGTACCATTCCTCTAAATTGCGAATCATCGTCCGCTTTTTCCGGCGCTTCTCACGTTCCGACAAATGAGCAGACGACGAGGAAGTCGTCCGGGGAGGAACGTCACTGACACGGCTGTATCCGTCCCACGTCTTGGTGTTGCCGCCCATGGAATCCGCCGTAGCCTGTCCCACCCGAGAATCCGTGGTATCATCTTCTGTAATAATTTTAACAGACTCGTCGCCCTTCTTTGCGCCGCCGCCACCGAATCCGCCAAAGAAATTGGAGAACCCTCCGAAAACCTTGCTTTCACCACTCGGCTTGGCGGCACCCCCCGAGGTAGCCGCTCCCACACTGTCCGATAAATTGTTGAGTTCGTTCTCCAGATTGTCTAAATCTTTCATATCAATCGTGGTGGCGTGGTTGGAACTGCGATTTTTATCATTCATTAATAATTCGATACCCGACCCAAAATTCACGGATTTTTGAGTCGCCGCCGGTTCTCCAAATTCAATGTTGATTGACTCTAAATTATCTAAATTCAGGTCGATGGTTTCCATGTTAAGAATATTATACTACTACAATTTTTATTTTTAAGTTCTCCGCGTGTAATAATATTTATCCCTTGGAAAGATACCACATTCCTTGCAGAAAACAGTCCGCCAAATCGTCCTTTTTGGGGGTATCGAGAACCGGTAACCAGCGGCGAAAATCGGGTTTATTCTCCAATAATTGTTTGGCATATACAATTGAATCCGCCTTGTGTTGCCGGTATTTCTGGGACACGGTGGTACTCGCCGTAGGCAAGGTCTTGTCCGCGAAATTTTTCAGTTTGTTCTTGGAAGAAATGAATTCGAGAACCAGGTGGGTCTCGTCGGAATGCCGCATGATGAAATACTGTGTCAACAATCCCTGTATGATTGACATACGTGAAGCCACCGTGGATATTTGGTTTTCAATGAGAACGTGGGTAACGTCCTGCATTGCGGGTATGGCATTGAATAACGTCTTAATACGCTGGCCGATGTGAATGATGCTACAATCGTCAGCGCGCGACTTGGCGTATGTAATGGGAATCAGACACCGCGCCAAGTAATAGGCGGTCATTTTTTCGATGAGAACCGTGCGTTTCTCGGCAGAATCCGTCTCGGGAACGCCCAGTTGGAGAACCAGTGCCCGAAGTTCTCCTAGTTTTAATTTTTTAATGTGCGGTGGAGAACGTTCACGGGTGGGCAACATGTACTTGCATTCACGGGCATGTTTGTCGCAAAAACAGGCGTCTGATTTTCCCGGTGCTTGAAATTTAGCCTTTTTACCACACGGATTGCGGTTTTTCAAGGTAGCCGTACAGGCCTTGTGAACGGGAGGGGTCGCGTCGACCAAATCCACCACATTCCAGTCCAGTATTTCCAACTTCTCGCTACCGATACCGGTCGCATCGGCAAGAAACACGCAATAGGCCATGTTTTTAATACCCACGTCAAAACTCACGACTTTCATGGATCGAACAAATACATTGTGTAATACAATGTATTTATCTGGTTATGGTTCTCAATAAGTTATTGAGAACCGGATCGAGCCACACCACACATTATAATGTCTTTTTAAAACCGAGGGTGTTGATTTGTTTGATACTCTCGGCCTGCGCCGTCATGTATTTCCGATACTGTTGGTTGTTAGTTATGCCGTAGGTGGATATGAGCGCGCGATTTTCGGTGGCACTTGGTTGATACCAGGGCGCCACGGTGTTAAACACGGCAGAAGAATCGTTTTTATAGGGCAAGTATTGTGGAGGTAACAAGGCACAATTCACGGTTTGAGTGGGTTGATACGTAGTAACGATGGGCTCAATTACAAACGACATGTGTTGATTACTATACAATTATGAAATATTTTCAACCCAAGAGCTTGAGAATTTCGTGTTTTTTCAACTTGGATGCGTCTTTCACTAAACCTTTGGAGACGACCAACTGTTTCAAGGCAACCAGGTTCATTTTTTTGTAAGTCTCGGTTCCCATGTTCGAGGTCTCCTCAATAACCTCGTCATTCACGGGTAACATATCGTCTTCAACTTTGATTTTCATAAAGGGTGCGCGGTTGCTCATGTCAATGTCTACCTCGTCATAATCGTCTTCATCCCCATCTTCATCCCCATCTTCATCATCCTCATCCTCATCGTCCTCATCATCCTCATCATCATCCTCATCATCATCCTCATCGATGATGTCATCTGTGATGTCACGGATTTCTCCCAGATTTCCCGTACCATCCGGTTTGCCTAAATCCAACTCCTGGATATGGATGCGCATATTATTTTCGTTTTCATCCATGTCTTCGTTTACCACATGGAACTGGGAAAAAAATTGGTCCCCCGAAAAAGCGGGACGATGTAAAACATATGCAACACGCGACCGTAAATCCGCCGTTTCCTTGGCTAAACCTTGTATGATATCAAACAGCGTATCCACCTTCTCCTCCGTTTTCGCGATCTTTTGCTTGAAATGGTAGACCAAGACCAGCAATAAAACAAACGTGATTCCTAAACTTAAAAAGAAAAATGTCTCCATAAAATTAAAAGCAGGCATGCGCAGTTTATTACAATCGGGGGATAAAAAAAGGATTACCAAAATACGCAAAATTGACCGACAAGCGATAAATAAATATTTGAATATAGTATATATCTCAACTTATTATCAAATATGGAGAGTGAACCAATCAATTATCCACCGAATAATGCCACCATGTCTTACGAATACAAGGATTTCGTCATTTTATTGTTAATTGTAGTACTGGTGTTGTCGGTTTTAGGAATAAATATTTTCCTCTTATTAGGTGCGCTTGTTCAATATATTGTGTATTTATTACAACCGCTGTTCTCTCTTTTTGGGTATGCGTCGGGAAATATTATCAACACCAGTGCGGATTTAGCCGCTAATGTCTCACATTTCGGCATCGAAATCGCGGATGGCACCGCACATGATGTAGGGAATTTATTATTGGGAACTGTCGACGAGAAACATATACCCACATTACCCCCCGCGGCCAAATCTTACTCCAGCGCCGTGTTCGGCGCCATCGAAAAAGCGCTGTCCTTACACCCCACGCCCCAAGCCATGACGCCGCCCACCGTTATTTATGTTCCTACTCCTGCCCCGGCTATCGTGATTCATGACAAGGTATCTACCCCGACCTATTTACCCGCTCCCACGCCGACAGTTAATGCGACGCCTGCGGTCAATCGCCCTCCCTCCTACGGTGACGACACTACGGCCAACCCGGTCCAAAACCCGATATCCAGCGGAAAATCGCAGTGGTGTCTGGTGGGCGAGTACGAAAATCGCCGGGGATGTGTGGAAGTGGAGGATGCGAATAAATGTATGTCTGGACAATTGTTCCCCACCCAGCAAATGTGTTTGAATCCCACCTTGACGACGAATGCGCCACGCTAAATTGCTAAGCAATAATGGGCAATTGCTAAGCAATAACGGGCAATTGCTAAGCAATAACCCATTACACTCCCAATATAGCATCCTGTTTCATCAAAAAAATACTATATGAACAACGGTAAATCGACATAAAGAAGAATTGATTGGTAGATATATCATTCTACCCATGAATAAAACATTGTACGTCTTTTTGCTCCAAGACAACAAATATTTTGTTTATTCTTCGGATACGGCAGAGTATTTGGACGCTCTCCAGTCGTCTATGAGAGAGTCGAACATGGAAGAAATTATTAAACTGGAAATTGTGAACCTGTTTGAATTTGTTCGGCGCCATCCTCCGGTACAAATCGTTGAATCCAACTATCTATCGGATAATTTCGAAATTGACAAAACGGTCAAAAAATACATGATGCTGTACGGAATAGATTGTGTGAGAGGCGGCAGTTACACATCTCCCATTTTGCCCGAGTTTCAGCAAGCCGCACTTCAGAGCGAGCTGAATTATTTGGACCAACCGTTCATGGCACTCGACCAACAACACTCCATGCGTGACGAGGAAAAAATGCGGGCGTTTTTGTACCAGACCATGTTGTCCCAAGAATTGGCCCTCAAGACATCGACCTGGTTTGAGAAAAACCGCGCGCGCCAGGCATTACTGGATAAATACGGCGCTCTCTGCGATAAACGAGACAAATTATACAGAACTCTCCGCGATTTCGTGTATTTCACCGCGATCCATGAAAACGTATCCGCGGGTCAATTTTGTATTGAGGAGAATGGTAAATACGTGATGGATAAATCGATACTGGGTCCCGTCGCCAAAATCAAAGAGTATTTGAACGGGGGATTTATACGGGTGACCGGGGATAGTACTGCGCACAATACCATCAAAAAAAATTACCGCGAGACGATGAATTATGTGGTTCATGCGCTTTATTTGATTAAAAAATACAGACCAGACGAAGATTTATCTGTATTTTTCGTGACGGGAGAGAACATACACCCGATCTATTTTACACACCCCCATTTTTTACTGGACCAAATCGTTTTACACCCGCACTCGTCGCCGAAAGATCTCGAAACCGCATACCATTTATGGGTGGGCTTGGAAGGAATCTGTCAGTGGGTATTTAACACCATTGACACATTGACATTTGATGTGGAACAGTTGCCAGATAATATTGAATGGAAATACGAAGTGGTACGTCATTATGCGGCTATGTTGGAGCAGTCAGTGAAAATGGCAGATAATTGCCAAATACCGGCGGGGATTGCGGTGTAACCGTACAATTATTTCCGGAAGTGTCGTAATTCGGGAAATTCATGTAAGCACCGTAAGAAAAATTCGCCAAGTTCGTTTGATTCGTCAAATTGGTTTTATTGTTCACGGTAAATGTAAGTTTAAAGTCGTAGACAAATCCGTATTGGGTCTTTAAGGTAATACCCGGGAAATCCAGGTTGCCAAGATACTGGCTTCCGCTGAATGGCGCAAGATTAGGGTTGGTTATAAACGAGCAAGAAATGTCCATGAGGTGCGGGTACGTGGAGCCCGGCACGGTGGCGTCGTAGGTCCGCGAATAATAGGGTGGTGTAGTGTCGGGTGAACCGTAAAAATACACGTTCAATGTCGCACTCGAAATGGTAATGTTACCGCTGGCCGTAGAGCCCTTCCCGGTTCCCGAAAGATAGATCCCGATAGGTACGTTTAAATCAAAGGTGTAGATGGACTGGGCCACGTCCTGTATGGTAAGGGTGAAAAACAACGTTTCTGTTTTATTTGTCGCCACGAGCGACCCCGTGGTAAAATGCGGTACCCAAAGAGTGGGGGGTACGGGCTGGGTAAATTCCGCATACACGTCTTGTTTCGAAACATAGTTGTAGAGTGGCACTGCGGGATCATAGTGTAGGTAAGTAAGAGGTCCCGGTACGTCGCAAGAAGAAGACGGGGTCAATACATTGTAATTTTTTTGGCAGATCACGGACGTTTTGGTGTTTGCATTGACCATCTGGGAAAAACGCTGCGATTTGGTCAATTTGGACGTTTGGGTACTGTTTTTATTGTATTGTAAAATTTCGGCTTTGCGGCGCATATCTAGTTGCGCCTGGGTATATTGGGGATAAAACGACTGGGGAGTATATCGGGGGGGAGGGGAGAGCAAGGATAAAAATCGCGTACGTTGTTGTACAACCGCACACACATTGTTTTGGTCGCTGGTGGACATTTCCTATGTATATGTATCTATATATCCTGTAGATACATATCTTTACTGTTAGTTTTTTGATATTATGCGGTAGTATACCACACGCTCGACAAATAGTTTTGTACGTAATTGGGATTTGATTGAAAGGTCATGTTGGGACCAGTAGACACCACATTGTTGATTTCAAAAACATTGAGGGCGTGATTGAAATACCTTAAACTCGATAATTCGCCATCAAATCCGCCATTTTGACATATGTATACATCGTCGTAGTTTTGTAAAGGAACATTGGTAAATGCCATACGTTTGGCGATGACGCCGTTGATATAAACGTCCATAATCTTATTTTGTAAACGAATAATCACGTTGACCCAACTTTTCAAAGGAACATTGTTGACGTCCACCGTTTCCGCAATGGTGGTAATATCACTGGTTGGCGCACCGTTTGCCGTATTCATGACAACATGTAAGGTACAGGTGTTGTCGGTCGACTTCTTGATATAGAGCCCGGGACCGTTGTTGACTTTCATGATGCCATTGCCATCAAAATGGTTGTTACCTCCCTTGGTGAAAATGTGATGATATTTATTATCATCTACACTTTTGATCGACAACCACACCGACCAGGTAAATTCCATACCGGTCGACTCATTGTTGGACCGCTGGATTTGTACCGAGTCCGCTTTGGTAGGGTCCTGGTGAACGACTTTTCGGTCATTACCCGAGATGACACCTTTTAGCACATAGGGACTGGACGTCGGGCGTAACATGTACGAAATGAGGACGCTTCCCGCTTTCATCAGGATTAAAAACCCAATCAAAACCAAAATCAAAAATACAAACTTGGCAATAATACTGTTGGATGTTAAAAATACGTCGGAGGAATATTCAGAGACATTTTTCGAAAAATCTTGTACAGTCGTGTTAACATTGTCGCGGACGTTGCTAAAACCTTCTGCTACCGCTTGGGTTCCTTGATTGATGTTTTTGCCTAGTTCAGCCGCATTGCTCGAAATTTGTTGCGAAATATTGTTTTCACTCATATTATGATATTATACTGTTATATAATTACAATATAATAAATTGCCGGATTGCCCACCAAGGGTTCCTATGGTAAGGGATATCTACTAAAACAATTTAAATTGACTGGACACCGCATTGTCTTTCGTAACTATTACCTGGGCACCGTAACCACCGCTGATTGCGCCGGCCACGCCGCCCGCCCCACTGCCGCTGACATAATAGTTCCAGACCGTGTTGGGATCCACGGGGACGGACCATCGCGTAAATTTGCTTACCACCGCATCGTAACCTTGTCCGTAAAAAATATTGGAAACTTTATCGGGGGCCGTCTGGTTAATTTGGGTAGATTTTACCAATTTGCCGTTCAAGTAAATGTCCGCAATCGTGTTGTTAACATTCACCACAATGTACACCCACGTTTGGAGAGGGAAATTATTGGTGACAAAGATGTGATTCGAGGTCTTTTGTTTAAAATCGCTGCTCAACATGTCGGGGTTGAGGGTAGCGTCGGGATTCGGGGCCGGAGTATAAAATGGAGTCCCGGCCGCGCCAATGGCGCAATTGAGTACCCCCGTGGTTTTATCTAAATATAAAATAATGTCGCTATACCTGCTAAAAATAACTTTATTTTTGGTGGTATCCCAAGTGTTCACATAAACCCACGCCCCGTACGCGTATTTGGTCGAATCCGGATTAGTGAGCGTAGTCACTAAAATAGGCGCCGGGGGGGGCTGCGAATTCAAATTCAACGGCGAATTTGCCAGGGTATTTACTCCCGAAAAATACGAGATGAAAACAAAGTAAACAATGACAAAAATGACGATAATAGATACAATCATGAGAACGATTCCCGTTCCTCCGAGACCTCCAGTGACTTTTCTCGCCATTTGGATGAATATACACTATTGCTCGATATTTTTTTGGTTTGGTACGAAATAGTTAATTACACTGCCAACGACGCGGGGGTCCATGACGGCGCACTCACAGAACTGAGCACAGGCGGATTGTGTACGGACAACATTTTATACATCATGCGTATTTGTGTATCACTCAACGTATGATTGTAATAGACGATATTACAAATGGCCCCGTCCAACCCATTGGTATCTCCGATGTTGATCACATCAGACGAATCAAAGGTCGGGTAAGGATGGTGCGAATCGTATTTAAATATACGTACCATTTCTCCGTTGACATAGACCACCGTGTTGGCACCGTCGTAGTTGAAAACGAAATTGTTCCATTTTTGGCCCGTCAGCTCTAACAATAACGTGTTGTCCTCACCATCCGGATTTAAAGAGGGGTCGGAAAACCCCGAAAACGTTATTTGGTAGATGTCTTTCCGTGTACGGTTACTGGACGAATTCGAATAAGCGAGTCGTGGTTTAACTCCGTAGGTGTCCGAACCGTAGCTGAATATATTTTGGGTAGGAGTGTCTACATTATGTAATTGTTGATTTAAATACACCCACATGGAAATACTGTATTTTGCGTTGGGACTGGTCTTTTCATCTATTTGCGAGGTGGGCAATAATTCGGTCGTCAATGTTTGTGGAGTCATCAAAAACACCGAGTCGGCCAATAACGGCACCGAATTTTTCGTCAAGGTGGCATTTATTGCCGACGGGATTGTAAGGTACCCAATAATCAATAGTATTTCAATTATAAATAAGACAAAAACGGTGTTCGAGGTCATTTTAAATTGTCTCAAAATAAATTCCAAGAAATCACTAAATAGACACGGAATCAAAAATATTAAGTCTATTATAAACCCCGCGAATCCGGGCTGGTTACGTAAACGGTTGGCAAATAATTTGTAGGATAGGGCGAGAGTCACGATGATAATTAAAAATATGAGAAACACGATGACCTTGTTTACAATAGACGTGTACAACCGACTCGCATAGGTGGAACTATTATTGTAATAAAACACCATCAAAAATACCAGACCAATCATTCCGACGATTCCGGCCAATATGATTCCGCGGTGGCGTCTATTGTTCATTAAAATAATGGATAACAGGGTAATAAACAGGATAAAAATGATGAAAAATACATATTTACAGCTATTCTTAAAATCCTCGATTTTTTGTGAGCTCGTCCCGGTTAATAGATCGGGGGTCGTAAATAAGTCCAGGATATTTTTGATACTAAGATCTTGTAAATCTATTAATTTCGCGGTCAATTCGTAGGTGAAAAATCCCAAGGTGATGAGCAGAATGGCAATGACGATTAAAATGATCAAGCAAGGTGTCAGGTCTGGCGATTTGAGTCCATTTACAATCTTACCTTTCATGGTTAACACGACATTTTCGTAAAATTCGCGGGCAAAGGTTTGCGTTACCGTTTCCTCCTTTTCTTTAGAGTTTGTCGACATGTGTAACCGCGTGTGTAATATATGATATTATTTTACTATACAATATCATATATTTTCCGTATCCGGTCAATTCTACAAATTTTCGATCGCCGTCTTTTTTCCGTGACATTCACGACATAAAGCAACTAAATTGTCAATGTGGTTGCTCCCGCCGTTTTCTAAACGAACGGTATGATCGACCTCAAACCACGCGGACAGTTGATTTTTACAATCACCGCAGTGCCAATTTTGTCGAGCCGCGACGAATTTTTTTTTCGTTTCACTTACAGAGCGTTTGGTGGCCCTTTGACCGGTAGTCCGCCCGGAATCAAACAAGCGGTTCTTGTACTGCGGTTGAACATCCATCGTGCCCCCGTGTACGGTTCGCCCTCCGTTCTCGTACATGGAATTTTCCGAAAAATTCAAGAGGGGGGCCATGATACCAGACACATTTTTATCGACGGGCAGATATTTGATGTATTCGTTGGAATTGTTTAAAATTGTGCGAGCCCGCGCTGGGTTATTTCGAAAAAGCCAGCAAAGCGCCAATCCGACAAACGCCACACCAATCATTTTGTAATATTTTTTCCAAGAAAGCGCTATTTTCAAATATTTGCCTTCGGTATACATGTTGGCAATAATGAGACCGGTGATGGACAATATTACCAGTTCAATTCTCATGACTACAATATAGATATTATATTATCTGTAGAAAACATAAATGAGTAACATTAAACACAGGATGACGCCCGCATAGATGTAATGTTTCCGACCGTGTATTTGTTCATGTATTTGTACGAATTTTGGCTTATACTGCGCGTAATAACGGTCGATGCCTTCGTAGAGAGTGATTTCTTCCTTTCCCAGCATAACATTGTATTTGTTGTGAATGAAATGTACCCAACGAATGAACGAATCGCGATTGTCCAGATAAGGGGATATGGGGTATTTGTCCAATAATTGACTAAATTTATCGCCCATTTCAGAGACCGGAATGAAAATAGGCAAGTTTTGAATGAAATCGTAATATTTTCGTTTGGTGACGTTGTTGGGGGTTTCCGGATACGCATGGGCGATGGTGTGAAGAAAAAACCAATAATGGGGCCCCCACACGTCACTGGAAAATGTGGATTCAGACATGATGTTATACAAAACCGATATAAATGAATACAAATATAATATTATAGTAGTAATTTCGCATAGATTATGTATGCCCAACGAAAACCGTTAAAAAATAATTATATTCCGGACCTTTTGTCCAATGCGAGATCCGGTACCCATTCTGCCAAATATTCGAATACAAATACTTGTAACAACTGTGGAAAACCCGGACACCTCTTTCACCAATGTAAAATGCCAATTACTAGTATAGGTATCATCGCGTTTCGTTTATCTGGAAAAAACGCGGTGGAATATTTATTGATCCGTAGAAAGGATACCTTGGGGTATATCGATTTTATGCGTGGCAAGTATTCTGTTTACAACAAGGATTATATCATGAACATGCTGAAACAAATGACTCGCGACGAAAAGAAACGCCTGTGTAGCGAAGGATTCAATAAATTGTGGAAAGAGATTTGGGGTAATTCGAAATATAGCAGTCAGTACAAGTCGGAAGAAGCGGTTTCTCGGGAGAAATACAACATATTAACGCAGGGTATTCGTCGTGAATACGGACATAATGCCGAATGTGTCTCTGACCACGAATATACGTTGGAGAGTTTGGTTAAAGAGAGCGAACAATATGAGACGTGGGAAGAACCCGAGTGGGGGTTTCCCAAAGGCCGTCGAAACAATCAGGAAAATGATTTTGATTGTGCGTTGCGCGAATTTACCGAAGAGACGGGTTACGATTCACAATTACTTACATACATACAAAATGTGTTGCCGTTTGAAGAAATATTTTTGGGGTCCAATTATAAATCTTATAAGCACAAATATTTTTTAATGTATATGGATTATGAAACAACTCTGAACATGGGAAATTATCAAACGTCGGAAGTAAGTAAGATTGAGTGGAAATCGTACGAAGATTGTATGGCCTGTTTTAGACCGTATAATTTAGAAAAAATACGCATACTTACCAACATACATCGCGGAATTACAAGTCGTCATATTACGGAAGTATAATATATCTATAGTTATCATATAGACGTCGGGGGGAAAATCGCAAGAGAAAATATGAGTAAACCCCGAAATGTTACCGAAAAAACGAGAAAAGAGCGTGGGCCCAAATATTATCGATGGGACGGCAGTAAATATGAATTGCGCAAGCCGTCGGAATGTGGCGACGATCCTCAACACCCCGGGGGAAAGATTATACCATTAGGTCTCAAAAATATTCTGGACCAACAAAATCGCTGGGAAGAATATGTCGCTTACTTTGAAAAAAAAAACCTGCCGTACCGCATTTTTGATGATTTACCCAAGAGTCGCAGAAAAACCCGGAAAAATTTACCGACGGCTGCTGCCCCGCAACCACCGGTCCGCATCAAAGTGGTTCCCAAATTGTCCAATACTGCGGATGTCAACACGAATAGCAATAATGTGTCGATACTTTTACCCGGATTGCCGGCGGATTTTTCAAAAAAAGAAGAAGAAAAGGAAGAAGAACCCGCGGAAGAAAAGGAAGACGAAGCAGTGGAAGAAGAAAAGGAAGAATCCGTGGAAGAAGAAGTCGAAGAACCCGTGGAAGAACTCGAAGAAAAGGAAGAACCTGTGGAAGAACCTGTGGAAGAACCTGTGGAAGAACCTGTGGAAGAAAAGGAAGAAGTCGAAGAAAAGGAAGAAGTCGAAGAAAAGGAAGAATCCGCGGAAGCAAAGGAAGATGTGGATCGCGCCCCCGCGCCGTTTCCGGCCTACAATAAATCCGAATTTTTGTATCCTGAATTGGACGACCCCGAATTCAATGTAAAAATAGCCAAACACAAGGAATTTTTCGATACCAAGTACGACGGAAAAATATACGACATCAAAACCCAGGCGAATGTGTTGTGTAACTCGGAATTCGAACTCTTACCGCACCAAATATTTGTAAAAAATTTCATGTCGTTTAACACCCCCTATAACAGTCTGTTGATGTATTTTGGTCTTGGTAGTGGAAAAACCTGTGCGGCGATTGGGGTTGCTGAAGAAACCCGGGTCCACATGAAACAAATTGGTTTACGTAAATCTATTTTAATCGTGGCGTCACCCAACGTCCAAGATAATTTCCGTCTTCAGTTGTTTGACGAAACCAAATTGAAATTAGAGAACGGGGTCTGGTCGATACAGTCATGTGTAGGCGAAGCATTGTTGTCGGAAATCAATCCCACCTACCTGAAATCGTTGACCAAAGAGCGCATCATTAACCAAATTAAATTTATTATTTCGGAACATTACGTGTTTATGGGTTACACCCAGTTTGCCAATTACATTCAAGATTCTACCGAAGTAAAAAGCGTAACGTACTCTCGCGAAGAAAAGCAACGAATTAAAAAACAGAAAATTCGGGCGGTCTTCAATAACCGGCTGGTTATTATTGACGAGGTTCACAATATACGCATCACTCACGAGAACAAGAATAAAAAAACCGCGGAATTGTTGATGGAAGTAGTCAAAGAGTCGGATAATATGCGCCTTTTACTACTTTCTGCGACTCCCATGTATAACTCCCATGAAGAAATCATTTGGTTGGCCAATTTGATGAATTTAAATGATAAGCGGGCTCCGATAAAAATTGGCGATGTTTTCGATAAAGCCGGCGAGTTTCACGTTAAAAGCGACAAGCATCCCGAAGGTGGTCGCGAACTGCTGATTCGTAAATTGACCGGTTATATTTCGTACGTGCGCGGTGAAAATCCGTATTCTTTCCCGTTTCGTATTTATCCGAAAGAGAGTGGTTTTGAGAACACCCGTTATCCGACGCTTCAAATGAACGGCAAACCTTTGGGCAAGGAGAATGCTGTTCGCCATTTACCCATTTTCTTACACCGTTTACCCGAAGATTCCGACCATTACCAGAAAAAGGCTTACGATTTCATCATACAACATATGCGCCAACACAGCCCGGCGATTCAAAGCGACGAAACGGAAACGACGGCGATCCAGCTAGACTCGTTTGGTTACATTGCGCTTCAACAGCCTCTGGAAGCCCTGAACATGGTGTATCCGTTTTCCGAATTTGACAAGGTGGGGCAAAATAATACCAAAGAAGAATACGATTATGTAATTTCCAACATGATTGGTTCTCAAGGATTGGCCAACATCATGTCATTTAAAGAAACCCGTGGCGAACATCCTCTACGTTACAATTACGATTACCGCGAGTCCACCTACGGGCGTATATTCAGTCCCGAGAACATTGGTAAATATAGCGCAAAAATCGCCAAAATATGTGAAATAATTAAAAAAACCCGGGGCATTGTATTAATCTATTCGCAGTGGATTGATGCGGGGTTGGTGCCGATGGCATTGGCTCTGGAAGAAATGGGGTTTACGCGTTACGGGTCGGAATCCTACACTAAATCTCTGCTTAAACAACCGCCGACAGAGTCTCTCGATGCTCTGAGTATGAAGCCCAAATCCGAAGCGTTTTCCGAGACTGGAAAGTTCCGGCCGGCGCGGTACGTTATGATCACCGGTGACCCCGTCTTTTCCCCCAACAACGATGCCGACATTAAATATTTGAATCAGCCCAATAATCGCGAAGGTGAGTTTGTCAAGGTGATTTTGATTTCCAAGGCGGCGGGGGAGGGCGTGGATTTTAAAAACATTCGCCAAGTTCATGTGATGGAACCCTGGTTCAATATGAGTCGGGTGGAACAGATTATCGGGCGCGGAGTGCGTAACCTGAGCCATTGTCAACTCCCCTTTGAACAACGCAACGTGGAAATCTATCTTCATGGTACGTTATCGGGAGAAACCGAACCCGCTGACCTGTATATTTACCGGCTGGCCGAACAAAAATCGATTAAAATTGGTAAAGTGACCCGGGTTCTTAAAGAAACCGCGGTAGACTGTAATCTCAACATTGCGCAGACCAATTTCACCGCCGAAAAACTGAAAGAATTATTGACCACGAATGTAGTTCAAATCGAAACGGCATCGGGCGAAACCATCGATTATACGGTGGGGGACAAACCCTACACAGAAATATGTGATTATATGGATACTTGTAATTATACGTGTTCTCCCGCGGTGGATTTGGAAAAGGTGAAATCTCAGTTGACGCAAACCACCTACAGCGAGGAATTTCTTCAGGGTAACCGCGCGAAGATTGTGAAACGCATACGCGATTTGTTCCGGGACATCCCGGGTCAAAAGGCGGGGCGCCATTTTTTCAAAGAAGAAGAGCTAATTCGCTCCATCAACATTGTCAAAGAATACCCCATTGAGCAAATTTATGCGGCTTTGACATTTTTAATTGACAGCAAAAATGAATATTTGATCGACCGATATGGGCGTATTGGCCGGTTAATTAATCACGGCGATTATTATGCGTTTCAACCCATTGAAATTACCGACGAGAAAGCCTCCATTTATGACCGCAGCCGGCCGGTCGATACAAAATCGCCGGGTATTGTGGTGGAAATACCGGAAAAAAAGGAGGACTCGCGCGCGCAGCCCCGGGGGCAGCCGAGCCCTTCTTCCGAAAAACCCGTCGAGGAGGTTGTGTCACAAACCACTTATGCGGGGGTCATGAAAGAAATTGAAGAAAAATATGCCTTGGCATTTTTAAAAGACCGCAAAATAACGGCCGGAGAGAAAGATTGGTACAAAAACATGAGTGTTGTTATCGCACATTTGATTGAACAGCATGGCATGTCCTTGGAGAACATACAAAAACATGTAATATACCATATTTTGGACGAATTCCCTCTTTCTAAAAAAATGGCGGTTCTCAACCACATATATTCTGCGAATTGGCGCCCCATTGAGAACATTGATACTTTTACCAAGGATTATTTTGACGATCGCGTGTTGACCACTGACCGCGGATTGGTGGGAATTACCTTTTCCGAGGGATCCGGTTCTCCGAAAATTTATGTACAAACATCTGCCGAAACCTGGAAGGAGGCCGAATTCACCGAGACGAATACTATTTTACGGTCGGACGATTATCGCGATAAAAACATTTTTAACAAGGATAAACTGAATCAAAACCTGGGGTTCATGTCGTGGGTGGAAGCGCAACACGAATACGTGTTTAAAATTCGCGATTTGAATGATAGTGTCAATAAACGCGGTGCTCGGGTGAGTCAGGCCCTTTCCAAGGACCTCATTACAAAAATTAACGCAATATTAGGAGAACAAATGTACACGGTGGAAAATGTAAAGACGTTTTTCGGGGAGGGTAAAAACCGGTTGGCGGTGATTTTGGAATGTCTTATTCGCGATTTTCAGCGCGAAAAGAGGGGCGACAAAATCTGGCTGTTGAACAACGAACAGGTTATTCTGAATGGTATCTTGAAATTTTCGCGAAAAAATTGAATATCAAATATAATAATATAATGGTATAGTATTATATGAGTCATACGACAACCATGTTGGGGTCACCATCATTTGAGGGCGGCGCAATTCCACATAAACGTTCTCAGGTGAATCACGACAAAATATATGGGGTGTATACGGATTGTCTGCTGACCAAAAAAATAGTACTGAAAATCACGGAGATTGGAAAAAATGTCAAAGAAAACCTTCAGAAAAAACTGGCGATGACGGTGGAGGGAAAGTGTATCGAAGAAGGTTTTATTCGTCCAGGGTCGGTGCGGGTCATGAGTTATTCCAACGGGGTCATTAACACCGAATACATTGAATTTCAAACCGTATTCACCTGTAAAATCTGCCATCCTGTGGAAGGCATGTTGATTGAATGCCAGAGTAAAACCATTACCAAAGCGGGTATTCATGCCGAAGTAACGGACAATGAGACCGTGCCGGTAACGGTGTTTGTAGCCCGCGATCATCACAACATGGACCGCTATTTTCAAACTATCAAAGAAAACATGACCATTCATGTGAAGGTCATCGGTATTCGTTACGAATTGAACGATCCTTATATTTGTGTAATTGGTAACTTGGTATCTCGACCTTCGGAAACGAAATCGAAAAAGGGGGGCGGGAATGCGAGCTCATCATCTTCGGATAATGATGAAGATGGGGATGGGGATGGGGATGGGGATGGGGACAGTGATTGATATACGCCCTGCAAGAATTCCATCGGTATAATTTATTGTAATATGGTAAAAACATATAGAAAAGTTTGGCGAACTACATTCACATACCATTCATGAACAATCTAACCGAAAAAAACGCATTTTATCTGGATTTAGAAAATATGAAACGGAAAATAGAAATCATGCCCAAAAACCACCAAATTGAAATTTTGAAAATTCTGAAAAACCATCCTGATGTCAAGATCAATGAAAACAAGAGCGGAGTGTTTGTCAATCTCACTTTTTTACCAGAAAACGCATTAAATGCCGTCCGTGATTATTTGAACTACGTACACGATCAAGAGAATTCCTTGTCTGAATTTGAATCTCAAAAGAAGGAATTCAAAGACACCTTTTTTGACCAAGTGGACCTCGATACATGAAAATTATAGGTTCTCATTTCCGTACAACCGCGACAAAAAAATCCGACATGTATACTATATATGTCGGATTTTACCATTATTTCCGCAATGTGTCCCGAAACCCGGGCCATTGGTTACAAAAATGCGATTCCGTGGAAATGCGAGGAAGATATGGAGTTTTTTCGCACCACCACCCGTCACGTACCGTCAGACCAATACATCAATGCGGTAATCATGGGAAGAAACACCTTTGAAAGTTTGAATGCCCACCCACTGAAAGGGCGGTTGAATGTAGTATGTTCTCGGGTCGCAACGTCCGTAGTCGTTGACGACCCCTTTTTACTGGCCAAGTCGTTGGACGATGCCTTGAAAAAAATTGCGGGATACCACAAAAAAATACACAAAATATTTGTGATAGGAGGTGAACAATTGTACCGTGAAGCTATCCGACACCCCAGTTGCTGCGAAATATTGCTGAATTATATTCATGTTACTCATTGCGAGTATGATACCGTTTTCCCCCCGGTGGATGATGATATCTATATCGTGGAGAGTAGTGTAAAAATAGACAATGTCACATTCAATCGATATATTAGACGAACCCACAACGAAGCATGATGGAGTGATAGTAGTCTTCTTTTTTGTATTTTTTTCCCTTTTCACGCTCAATCTCCAATACATCAAATATATGTTCTAGGTCCGAGATTTTATACGTCGATACGGCCTTCAGCGGCATGTCGTGGTTCTCGTACTTGAACCGGGTGTTTGCGAAGTTGTTCATTACCTCAATCTCGGGTGACAGTATAATACTAAAATCGTATTTTCCGCGTCGGCATAACAGATGGTCCTGTGTATCGCCACTCGCATCCCCCCCTATGGAAATATAATAGGGTTCGGATTCGCCCCGGTCATTCAAATGGGTAATGATAAACCCCCGATTATGATAAAGTGCCACCATGGTCAACATGTCCATGGTCATTTTCTTATTGGTCATAAAATCCGACATGATTTCTTGAAAAAGTGCTTTGGTGATCTTTTTTGACGATTGTTTCGCGACGGCGGGGTTTTTTTTCATCCATTCCACCATTTTTTGTTTTTCTTCGATTTCGGTGTTGCCGTAACGGTGGCCAATTTCGTGATACGTGTCGTAGCCGTAGAGGGCGATATATACACACCAAAACAGGTTGTCGGGTTTTCGGGGGAAAATACCAGGCATAGTACCGCGCGCATTCTGGTCAATGCGCAAAGGCGCGGGCGGTGGGGGGATGGGTGCAACTTCCGGCTTGGTTTCTACGGGTGGTTGTATTGGGAGAACAGGAGCGGATTTGGTGTACATGTAGGGCTCCAGCAAATGAAGATCGGATACCTGTTGAAATAAGGCATTGTTACCAAAGACTTCGAGATGAAAAACCATTGCTATTCTTCTACAATCATTTATATGATGAACCTTTATATCAATTTTTACGGGGAACCCGCAGGGTTCCCCCGTACGCCCCCTCCCTTGGAAATGCCCACCTTCGGTGGGCATAACGACACGTAAATATCAAGTATTTTGTAGTTTGGTTCTCCCTCATTTGAAACTGGAAAGGCGACCGGAAACGCATCCTCGCGGATTGTTACCGAAGAACAACAATCCTCGGCACCTTTTATTTTGTAAAAGGGGAGAACCAACCAAAGTAACAAAAAAAAACACATAATTTCCAAGTATTTTGTAGATTGGTTCTCCCTCATTTGAAACTGGAAAGGCGACCGGAAACGCATCCTCGCGGACTGTTACCGAGGAACAACAATCCTCGGCACCTTTTATTTTGTAAAAGGGGAGAACCAAACTACAAAATACTTGATATTTCCAAGGGAGGGGCGTACGGGTCAGAGCCCCGAAGGGGCTCAACCTTGAACGGCGAAGCCGTTCAGAGGGAACCGTAGGTTCCCGTAACCGTAAAAAAATTGATATATACAAACAAGTCACATATAATAACATAAATAATATCGTGATATATAATATATTTACTCCCCCCCCTTCAAAAATGAACAAGGAACCCACGAACAACGGTTCGGATAAAGGGCAGGGAAAACACAAAGCCGATCCAAAAGAAGCGCTGGATAAATTGCTGGCTGCGTATTTAGCAAGTAATCCCATTCAACGACATGACCGCAAAATCAATGAGCTCGAAATCCGGTTTCATTCCAATACCCGTAAATTTCGCCCATTATCGAAAATCGATTACGATAATGTAGTCAAGTTTCTCTACGCATATGGGTTTAAAACCGATTTACCCGAGGGGTTTCACAGTCTCCGCATTTTTCATGAATATATGGACAGCCGAGGAAAAATGAACATGTCGAATGTCCGTGCGGAAATTGTAGGGTTAGACATGATACAAGAATATTGTCGCACCAATAGCATCCAAAAATTACTGGACATGCCTTCGACAACTTACGACAAAATCAAATTCACCCAAAAGACCACCCCCGAATATGCGGGTGAACGGGTCCAGTCGGTCGTATTTGAAGATTTCAATTTGAAAATTGCCTACCAACTGGAACAAATCTCGACCGCGCGGTCGGACTTTATTCGCGGTATTTTGGAAAAATGGACGGAAAAACTGAAAAGCTTCCGGTACCTGAACCGCGTGCGCCTGTACCATCCCCACCTCCCCATTTTTGCGGATATTAGCATCGTACGCACGTCGAACACTTCCCGGGGCGAGTTTTTAAAAACCTACGATATTCAAGATTCGGGGGTATTTGCGGGGGTCGAAAAATACGAAATCGAAATGGAAATAGACAATGAACGTGTGGGTGCGGGTACCGAATATAATACGGTGAAAGCCCTCACAGACCTGATACGCAAATCGATTCGCATTATTTTGTCGGGACTCCAGGGAACCCATTATCCCATTTCATACGCAGAAAAGGACGACGTGCTTTTTAGTTATATGCGCATCATCAAGGGAGACGATTACCAACTGGGTCGCATACAAAACCGTGATTTTATCGGCCCCTCGTCAATGACCTTACAAATGGAGAATGTGATGGACCCGGCCACCCAACAAAACAACCTCCCCAACATCCGCGTCAATTATACGGTGACAGATAAGGCCGACGGAGAACGCCGGTTATTGATGGTCGACAAAGATGGCAAAATATACATGATCGATAACAATATGAATGTGATATTCACCGGTTCGAAGACGCTAGATAAAACCCTGTTTGAAAGCATATTGGACGGAGAATTCATCAAATATAATAAACTTAAACAAATTATTAACCTATATGCCGCTTTTGACGTGTATTTTATTCACAAGAAAAGTACCCGCGAATTTGCCTTTGCGCCGTCGAGTGACGCCCCCCCAGAAATTGAGACGGAGGAGACGAAAAGTAAAAAATCGGACGAACCCGTTCGCTACCGTTTACAACTCTTACAACAGTTTATTGGGCGGCTCAAACCGACGTCGGTAATGAATTCGGATTCCGCGGCAAATACGACCAGTTGCGGGTTCAGCGTCAAATGTAAAAACTTTTGTATTACCGGACCCGGGGTGACTATTTTCCAAGCCTGCTCGCGCATCATGTCTGATATTGATGACGGTATTTATCCGTATAATACAGATGGTCTTATTTTCACCCCCTCGGACGCGGGAGTGGGGGCGGATCGTGCGGGACAGGCCGGACCATTACAAAAAATATCGTGGGAACGCTCGTTCAAATGGAAGCCGCCGGAATTTAATACAATCGATTTCTTGGTTTCCATCAAGAAGGATAAAACGGGCAAAGACGTCGTCCACAATATTTTTCAAGACGGGAAAAACGCCGAGGGACTCCAAAATTTCGTCCAATACAAAACTCTGGAATTACGATGTGGATTCAACGAGAAACGCGACGGCTATCTTCAGCCGTTTCAAGACATTCTCGATAATAAATTGCGGACCCCCGATACGGCCGATAATGAGTCTGCCTACAAACCTGTGAAATTTCAACCGACCAATCCTTCCGACGAGAATGCGTGCTATGCCAACATCATGTTGCGCGAAGACAAACACCACAATCTGTCACTCTACACGGTGGACGGCGAATTCTTCGAAGACCACATGATTGTCGAGTTCAGTTACGACATGTCCAAACCCGAAGGTTGGAAATGGGTACCTATTCGAGTACGGTACGACAAGACTGCCGAGTTGCGCAACGGTCTGAATAATTTCGGTAATGCTTACCACGTGGCGAATTCCAACTGGCAGTCGATTCATCGCCCCGTGACTAAAGAAATCATCACCGAGGGCAAAGGCATACCCGAATTTTTGGAAATCTGTGGGGAAGAAGAGGCGGGTGGTGATGTCAATATAACTTCAAAAGTAGGTGTCGTATCGGCGGAAGAAGCGGGTGAGGGTATTTATTATAACCGGAGCGACGGTTCCGAGAAACGTACTCGCTCTTTGCGCGATTTTCACAATTTATTTGTAAAACGCAAATTGATTATGGGAGTGTCGAACCGTAAAGATACTCTCATCGATTATGCGGTGGGCAAAGCCGGAGACATATCGAAATGGATTCAAGCAGATCTCGGATTTGTGTTTGGTATTGACATTTCGCGTGACAATATTCATAATCGTCTGGACGGCGCGTGCGCGCGGTACCTGACCTATCGCAAACGTTATGCTCACATGCCCCATGCTCTATTTGTCAACGGCACCAGTGCGAAATTGATCCGCAGCGGTGACGCACTTTCCACCCCCAAAGACAAGGAAATCACCATGGCCGTGTTTGGTAATGGCCCGAAAGATGCGCAACAACTGGGGCAAGGCGTCTACAATCAATACGGGAAAGCCAGCGACGGGTTCAATGTGAGTTCGTGCCAGTTTGCTCTTCACTATTTTTGGGAAAATAAGAGAACCCTTCACACGTTTTTACGGAATATCTCGGAATGTACGCGGCTGAATGGCTATTTTATCGGAACATGTTACGATGGCGAGACAGTATTTAAGTTGCTGAGTAACAAAAACGAGGGCGAATCGGTGGCAATTTTTGACGGCCCGCGCAAAATTTTCGAACTGACCAAACAATATTCCCATACGGGGTTTGCTCCGGACGATACCAGCATCGGTTACCCGATACATGTGTACCAAGAAACGATTAACAAAACATTTCGCGAATATTTGGTGAATTTCAATTACCTTGTGTCGGCGCTTTCGGATTACGGGTTTGTTTTAGTGGAAAATACGGCGGCACAGAAGATGGGATTGCCCTCCGCGACAGGGTTGTTCAGCGATATGTTTAGTGCTATGATGTCTGAAATCGAGCGTAAACCGTCGGCCAATAATGATTACGGTACGGCATCTCAGCTCACCACGGACGAAAAACGAATCTCCTTCTTGAACCGATATTTCGTGTTTAGAAAAGCAACGGGGGTCAATACTGAAAAGATTTACAAACAAATGATGCGACAGGACATTGAGTTGCCCACCCTGTCGGCGATTGAACAGGAGCTTTTTGACGAAACTCCCGCAAAACCGGAAACCAAAATTAAAGTGGGCAAATCGCGCGGGAAACGGGTCACTATTCTGGCTTCTGGGAGTGAAACCGTGACGGAAGCCCCGCCCCCGGCGCCCCCGCAAAAAATACGGTTCAAAATTGGTCGCCCGGAGACGAAACAAGTCGTCGACGAAAAATAAAGTTACATAATACATATATACCCACCATGACCGATACATGTCCCTTGGCAAAATATAAACATTTGTTCGGAGAACCGGGCAGCCGAAAAGGAATGCGCAAATACCGCATCTTTAATGTTTCTATATTTGATGTAGTGGTAGTCTTAGTATTCGCCTACATTTTTTCATTGGTGAACGGTTATTCGTTTGCGCTCAACGCATTGGTACTCTTCATTCTAGGTATCATTGTTCACCGGTTATTTTGTGTGAGAACTACGGTGGATAAAATTTTATTTCCATAAATAACATAAACTCATCCTTGTAAGGTAACATATGATCTATTTTACCTTACCTAATACAAATAATTCGATTTACAAATACATTGATTGTATCTTTTCCGATGAGAATGAACATGACGATAAATGCCCCCGGTTGTTCGATATTTCCAATTCCTTGTCGTTTTATTTATACGAAATGAAGAACAAGATCAAGAAATACGAACGGGAATGGGACGTTTATAAGAGATACACGAATCCGTACGAATTCATTAACACGGTTGTTCCGGGTAAGACCAAATGTGTAGCTAAATATAAACCCCTGTCACGATCCTATTTTAAAATGGTCGAAATGTTGTATTTCTTCTTTTTGGAAGAATTTGTGGGAGGGAGAAACGCCGTCGAACCCGTCAGTCCGCCCCCCGGATTGGTGAAAAAGCCGCGCAAACCTATACGTAGTTTTCATTTGGCCGAAGGTCCGGGGGGGTTCATCGAGGCTCTGGCGAATGTGCGAAACAATCCCGATGACATGTATGTAGGAATGACGATTTTGGAGTCCAAGACGGACATATCGTCTTCCAATAAAAATTCGGGAAAACATAACAAATCTGTACCGGGGTGGAAAAAAAGCGAATATTTTTTAAAATCCCATACAAATATTTATATCGAGGCCGGGGCGGACAATACGGGGAACATTTTATCCATGGACAATTTTTTACACTGTCGAACTAAATACGGATCGTCGATGGACTTGATTACGGGCGACGGCGGCTTTGATTTTTCGGCGGATTTTAATAACCAAGAAATGAATATCACCCAATTGTTATTTGCGCAAATGTGCTATGCGTTATGCTTACAAAAACACACGGGGAGTTTTATATTGAAAATATTCGACTGTTTTATGGAACAGTCTATCGATATACTTTATATACTGTCGGCGTTTTACGAAACGGTGTATATAACCAAACCTAAAACGAGTCGTTATGCTAATTCTGAAAAATACCTGGTATGTAAGAATTTTTTGTTGTTTGATGATTCGTCCGTATTTCCTTGCTTGAAAATGGCGTTTCAAAAAATGGTGGGGAGCGAACCGGAAAGAGCCATCTACCGATTTTTGAAAATACCGGTACCGTCATATTATATTTACAAATTGGAAGAATATAACACTATTTATGGCCAACAACAGATTGAAAATATTTACCAAACCATTGTGTTAATTGATCAAAATCGCCCCGAAACGGAATCCGATGGACGCTGGGAATTGGACCATCGCCGACATACCGATGATGAGTTTTCCCCGTCGACCAAAATTAACAACCTGGTCCGTATTAATTTGCGTAAATGCGTTCAATGGTGCTTGAATCATAATATTCCCTACAATATTATGGACGAAGGTTACTGATTCATTATCCGTTGCGTAAATTGCGCATCGAACGTATAATGTTACAGCGCTTCATTTGAGTGTTATATTTGGTGATAGTGGGCACCCGGATATTTGGGAACCCCACACGGTCTTTCAACGTGTAGCCATAATCGCGAACTCCGTAAGCCAATGCGTCGGCGGTCTGTTTGCCATACGCGGTACGCAGTGTATTTGCGGCCGTAGTAATTGTGTCGTAACGTTTGCGCGCAATACGGCTGCTCGCACTTACTGCTCCCTGTTGCCCAAACCCGGAATTATTGGGCTTGTAATAAATTGGCACATATTTCAGAGAAGAATTGGAGCAGAAGCCAATAGTGTTCGCACGATAAACGTTGGCCGCCGCGGCCTTAGTACCCGGTTTGGCCAACGCATTACCTTGCGCAATATGAAAATATTGATTTTGCGCAAAAGTCTTGCTACGGCTGGTGAGATACTGTTTCCGGTCGGTGTAATAGGTGGGCGCATTGTTGACCGCATTAAATTTGCGTGTGACCTGCCCACAGCTCCTTACTCGTCGGAGCGCATTGTTTTGGATCGATAAAAACGCTTTACACGTGGTGGTGGACGAGTTGCGCGTCAAAGGTTCTTCGCACGAATTCGCAACGTAGTTGGACATTGCGTTAATAACAATGCCCTTGGAAGACGTATAATTCGTAACAATGGTTTGTCCGGGGCTGTCGAATTGGTAGAGCAGAGAGGTCCGCGGATTACATTTGGTGGCCGTGCTGGCAATTTCGCGGCGATAACCTTTAATAGGCAGAGCTTTGCGCAGCAATTTGGGGGGAATAATACTGGTTTTTGGATAAGCCGGACCATTGTACTGTATTCCAGAACATATTTGGCGAATTGTTTTGAGGCCTCCTTTCCATTTCAATGTTGTACTCAACAATTTTTTTCTAAATACGTCTGGCGCCGCCATAATATATTATGTATAGTATAATATAGTATTACAATAAAACAAATAAACAATAACATAGGTATAATGTAGTGTTCGGACCATGTTGAATAAACCGATTGATTCTTTGGAAAAACCTTCCGATAATCCTATAAACAAACCCCTGCCCATTTCTATTGCTAATGTAATTTACGATATCCCACAATTTCAGATCCAAAACGTTTTTTTGTTGGAAAACAAAAAAAACATGATTATGGATGGTAATTTCACTAAAATAATTTATTCGGACGATGCTTTCATATTGTACGGAATATTTTTGAACGTGCCGTTGCTAATTGACGGGTTTTCAACGAACGGTATTTCGGGTAACAAGTATTTTTTTAAATTTCAGCCCAACCACATTGCCAATGAACATATTGTCAACAATCTTATCAATATTGAATATCGGATCTTGGAATTTTATAAAAGTATATTCCGGGTGAATAAGAAAATAACCACTGTACTGCGGAACCAGCTTTACAATGGATACATTAAAATTTATACCTCGTCGCATTTTTTACATCGTCCTGCGTCGTCAAATTCTTCGGAAGAAGCCTCTTCGCAACCGATGGGCGGAAAGCCTGTGTCACTTCGATCGTCTGTTATGGATAATGTTTATCCTATCAAAAAAACGTTTCTTATTAAAATATCCGGGGTATGGGAAGACGCCGAAAGCATTGGACTGACTTATAAGTTTGAGTTTTTGTCGGGCAAAAATTTGAATATATTATAACGTCATTTTCATCATGGGGTTGCGACGGCCGTATGGGGTGGGGGCTTGGGGAGGCTTGAAAGGCATTGGGCCGTCGCGCATATCGTATGTCTCGCGTAAAGATGCGGTCTCTTCGCGGGGCGTATTGAAATACGTGATATTGACAAACCCCGTGGACTCGTTAATATTTTGTTGAATATTGCTGATAGAATTGATGCCCTCGGTGGTGTTGGATAAGAACAGATCGAACTCGGAGCGGTTGATGTTACGCGTGATGCCCTCGGAAAAGTGGAGCATGTTAGCATCTAAAATGGGGTAAAATTGGCTGCGGTCGATGGTTAATCCTGCGGCAAGCACACGGCGTTGGAGAGTATTGTCTTCGTACCCCCACGCCCAGAAATTGGGGAATCCATTGACCTTCTCGAAATCGCCCGCGGTGATGGAGAGAAGACCGCCTAAAGCAAATCTGAACCCGTAGTAGTGTTTAACTATACCGGTTGTCGTATAATAATTCAGGAAATTTTTGGTATAGGGCATGATATCAATGTCGTTGAATACGAGAGAGATGTTTTGGTACGTCTCGGGATACATGTTCTTCACCGTGATGAAACCGATATTCTTCATGGCACCACGATTGAACTCGCGATCATCCTGCTGGTGAATATAGAGTATTTTGTAGGAATCGGGGTCAATGTCTTGGAGAACATTTTTCATATGGTTGGCGTAGAACTCGTACTGTTTCTGGCGGTTACGGTACGGGACGACGAAAATCAGCGATGGTGTGGTTGACGTGGGATTGTCGACGCTGAAACTGATGTTCTCCTGGGGATAAATGTCGTCTATTTGTTGCGAAATGTGGGCAACCGCCTCCTCGACAGGTACGGGCGCAGGCGCTTCCTCCGCGGGTACTTCCTCCTCGACCGGTACGGGTACTTCCTCCTCGACAGGCACAGGCGTCTCCACCACAACAGGTGCTTCCTCCGCGACCGGTACGGGCGCTTCCTCAACAGGTGCTTCCTCAACAGGTACTTCCTCAACAGGTACTTCCTCAATAGGTGCTTCCTCAACAGGTACTTCCTCAACAGGTACTTCCTCAACAGGTACTTCCTCAACAGGTACTTCCTCAACAGGTACTTCCTCAACAGGTACTTCCTCAACAGGTACTTCC